GAAGGATTTTTAAACAGAGATAATGAAAATCCTGAAAAGTTTTGGGGATCATTTAAGGTCAGCCAAGATTTAAAACAAGGAGATACAATCAATCTTACTGAATGGATTAATACCAAACCAGATGGAAAGATTGTTCACAAATTACAAGAAAGAAAACCTAAACAAGGATAACTTGTAATGGATGGGGTGGTAGATATTTTAGTTCCCTGCTATGTTGGTTAACTGCCACCCCTTTTAATTATGGATTTAATTGTTTTAAATGATGGTCTTTATAGTTTGTACCCAGTAACAAAACAGATGTTAGAAAATATAAAATTAGTTGGTTCTATAAATTGCTTTGATCTTTGTGAGATACTTAGATTAAAATTAACAACTTATATTGATACACCATTTAACCAACATATTATGAATGATGGTAGCGGAAATTTTTATGGATGTATTTGTAAATAAAATTAAAAAAAAGGAGATTAAATGTCAGACGATAATGTTAAATGGATAGATATAGGTGAGAAGATGGTCAAGCAAATGCTTGAAAAGAAACAAATTGAATATGGTGATTTTGATAAGAACGCATACATTATTGCAAATTTTATTCAATCAACATTGGAAGTAATCAATGGACACAAAATTAAAGTACCTATTACCCTTGTTCCACAGTTTATGATTATATTAAAACTAACCAGAACTATTGATGATGGAACTAAGAAAGATATTTATAAAGAAGATACTCACAAAGATATTGCAGGATATAATGATCTATTAAAGACTATGCTTCAGAATATGAAAGAGAAGGATGAATAATGGCTAAGATATTTTACAGTCCAAGAATAAAAGAAATAATAGATTTTATGTCTTCTTATCATGCTGAACATGACTGTTTTCCTAAGTTAGATGAGATAGGTAAAGCATTAAGTATTACCAAACAAAGAGTAGGTATTTTATTAAAGAACGCTGAGAAGTTAAAATTAATAAAATCTGATGATGTTTTTATGAGAAAGTATATGTTGACGAAACATATAAAAAACAGTAAATTAAAAGTCAATAATTACTATGAGTTGTAAAAAAACATATTACTACGAATTTGCTGCAACTTTAGAAGAAGAATTTGACTCTGTTGAGAAGGCGGCAGGTCAGATGAATGCAACAGAGAATGCGATTGTAAAAGAAATATCGCATAAAAATTTGGTGCATTCAATTATAAAGAAAAAGGAGAATGGGAATGAACCTAAGTAATGATATTCCTAGATTGTATGGAAAACTACAAAAATGCCACAATAAAATTATGGCCTCTGTAGATAAAAGAATGTGTGTTCATACATATCAGGATTACATTGAGTATAAACAGTTAGTAAGAAGAATTGTTGATGCTCAAAATAAAGACGCAAAAGCTATTTACGAATAATAAATAGTTTTATAATTGAAAAAGTAACAAGAAAGGAAGGCTATTCATGTCTGCAAAACCAAAAGATCCCAACAGTATTAGATTTAATTCTCATGTTGGAACTAAGTTAAGAAATATAAGATTACTACATAAAATGAGTCAATCAGATGTTGCAAAGGAAATAAATGTTACCTTTCAACAAATTCAGAAATACGAAAAAGGTTATAATGGATTAAGTTTATTTTTAATGGGTTGGTTAGCACATTTTTTTAATGTGCCAGTCAGTTATTTTACAGATGGATTTAATTTTGAAAACTTTACTAGTCATTTAAAATATGAGGATAAGTTTCCTGAGATTAATAGATGTAATCAAGTAAGGAATGAAAAATTATATCCTAATCCAAATTCATATAACGATATATCTGACTCATATATTGAGGAAGAAATTAAAACAATAGAACAATAAATGAAATCGTTAAGTCAGTCAGGCAAGAAGTTTGATTGGCTTAATGACAAAACAGTTAGAGATAAAGATCAAGATCAATTAGATTATTTAGCTAATCTGTATAACAAAACCAAAGATAGTAAGTATAAAGAACAATGGTATGAATTGATTAAAAAAGTTGTTAGGCATATTTAATTATTCTTTCTATCATCTTCTCTCATACATTTATAATGAGCTTTACCTTTAGGATAAAAGGCCACAAAACTTTCTTGATTAGTCATGTCTTCGTTACAATATTTACACTTACCAATATCAATAATAATAACTTTAGGTTTCTTCCAAAGTTTTTTATGTTTTGGCATAGTTTGGTTTCTTTCCTTTTCTTGATTTTCTTTCTGCTGTTTTCTTTCTTGAAACTGCTGCTCTCCTCTGACTTGCAGTCATGGATCTAGCTTTAGATGACTTCACACACTTGGGATAGTTCTTTCTTTTCTCACCCTTTGATCTTCCACATGGCGGAAAACCTCCACCTCTTTTGGGATTAGCAATGTCCACCCATTTCTCTGATGTCCATTTTCTTAAACTCATTTCTTTTTCTTTTTCTTCTTAGGTTTTATTCTACCTGAACATACACCACTAGCATACATATTGGCATAAGCTGAAGGATATACTTTAAACTTTCTTTTAGCGGCAGCCTTACCTTTTGCACAAAGTTTAGCCATGTCTTTTTTGTACTGAGAACTTAGCAGTTCTAACAGCTCCTTTATGTGGTTTGTAAGTACCTTTCATTAACTTATATCCTTTACCAGATTTCATCCAATGATAACCTTTAGGTGGTTTGATTGATTTAATCATTTCTTTTTCTTCTTCTTCTTTTTTTTCTTCATAGCTTTAAAGTCAGCACCAGTAATCTTATCTCTTGGCGGTGCAACTCTTGCTAGTTTTTTTTGTTTTTTACTATATGGCATAATTTTTTCCCTCCTCAAACCCAATCATAAAAATGATTACACCTAGTCGTTAATATTTTTTCTTTTTACTTTTCTTTTTGTTCTTTTTCTTTTTATCTTTTTTCTTTTTCATATACATAGTTCATCTCCTGTTGTTACCATTTCTTGCAAGACCAATATCTTGCAGAAAATACATCTTTAGCAGTAGCACATTTATGTCTTGCTCTGAAACTTTTTCTTGCTTTGGGGTTAGACTTTTTAATAGTCATATTTGCATCCCCATATCTAATTATCTTTTCTTTACCACCTTTACAAGCCTTGACTACAAACTTTTTTCCACCCTGAACTTGTCGTTTAGGTCTGTTACATTTCATTTTGGCCTTGTTTATTGCCATGTCTTATAACCTTCTTTGTCTTTTGTTAATGCTTGGCCTCTTGGATTTGGCGACCAAGATACATGTATCCATCCTGAGTTTATATCAGATTCATCATAGTATTCAAGAATGGCCTGATCTATTGGAAGGTTTTCAATAATATGTTTAAATACTTTTTTATTATCTACACCTGGTATTTCAAAGTCTGCGGCAGCTCCATTGTCTGCACAATGTTGTGAGGTAGATTTTGATCCTATTAATTCACATAACTTAGGGGATCTAAATCCTGAAGTAATCTTAATTGGTAATTGAAAGTCTTCTCTTAATGGCTGAAGAATGGTCTGGCAAAGATGTTTAATGTTTTCTATTTGCTCTGCATTAGGTTCATTATCTATATTGTTTTTAAGAGCTGTTTGAGATTGTGTCATCTCTTTTAAGCTAAAGTTATCAGTCAATTTCATTTTCATTTACTCCATTAAAATATTTATAATCAAATTCTACTACTCTGCAATCATGTTTTTTACGCATAGACTTTTGAGCATTTTTAAATTCTAGTGCTTTCTTCTCTGTTTCAAATATAACATTAGTAAAAACAGTATAAATACCTTTATCATTTTTCCAAATAACACTCCACATTAAGTTTGCTCAATCTCTTTACAAACAAAACTTACATAAAGCATCTCATCATTTACTCTTTGTTCACCAAAGTTTTTAATAGTTTTACCACCCATTTTATAACCATCTAATGCACAATTAAAATGAGATTGATATAATTTATCAATTTTTATAGGTGTCATGCAAGAATTATATAAAGATGAGCATAAAGTAAGTATTAACATAAATTTCATTATGGGTGTTCTAACATCATCTTGTTTGTTTCTTTTAAATCCTCAATAGTTTTATTAGCATCCTCTAAATCTTTAGATAGATGTTCAAGTTTTTGTAAGCACCTTTTATTAGCACTATCTTTAGACTTACCAGCATCTTGTAACTCAGCAATCTCTTGCTTTAGTATTCTGATTTGTTCCTTATATTCGTTTAACAGTTCTAAATTGTCAGACATTATTTCTTTTTAAATAAATCCATACCTGGTTTAAGACCATAAATTGATCCAAAGATTCCTAGCACTAACCATTTGTAGAACTCAGGAAAATTATTAAAATATTCAAAAAATAAATCTAGTTTTTCTTT